TTCATTTGATGATAACTGTCGGTTTCTACGATACTAGGAAATATTTCTATTTCCCAATGTCTGTGATACCAAGGTTGTGTAATCAAGACTGACCAACCAGGAGGTGTAACTATATCCCATGGATTAGCAAACTTTAATGCAGTATCGAAAGAACCTTCTTGTATAGGTAGGTTACCAATAGATTGAGGCTTGTGATAAGTAATTGTTTCTTCAAAAGCGTGTTTGTTATACCAGTTAAAACCTACTTCATCATCATGATGTATTTTTAAATCTAACCAAAGAGGAATAATGTAACCACTAAACATTATATCTTTAACTGTTGGGCATTTTTTCATTGAATGGTCTTTATAAGGAACAGAATGCCAGCTGTCATCATCACCTCTCATTTCAGACCACTCTCTCTGTAAATGCTTATAATAAGCAGGTACAAATTCACTAGCAGGTCTAGGAGGTGCTAAATCTACATATTCAGGTTGAGAAGTAAGGAACAATATTTTATCATCGCCTACCTTATGCTTTTTAACTTCTAAAAGTCTGCTATATTCTTTTGTCTCCCACCATTTCTTCATTCTACTCCAATAATAAGTCCGCAGATTGTACTGCCTTTAAAATATTGTCATTAGTTTCTTTGTAAGATATTAAATCGCCCTCTTCCCAGTGGATAATTTTAATTGTTTTACCATAACTATTTAATTTAGTAATTGAAGCGTCAATATCAGTATGTAAATCTGGAATCCATTTTAAAATAACTTTTGTACTTGAAGTTATAGTAGAGCTTGCACCATCGATAACATCAAGCTCATTACCATTTGCATAAACAAGCATTAGGTCAAGTGTCAAATCTAAACTATCTACAGTAATTACTTCCACAGACTCACTTGTGTCTCCCATAGTCCTACCAAGAGCACCACCAGATTTGTTATCTTCAAAATATACTAAATCACTCGTACCAGATGAAGAAGCACACATCTTATTAATGTTTGTGCTTTCAGGTACATTAGATTCTAACAAAGCAAATCTATCTGATTGTGGCTCTATTGATGTTACTGTAGCTCCTGCTTGTACTAATTGTTTTGATGATAAACCAAAGCCTGCACCAACAACTAAAGCATTGTTAATGTCTGGTCCATTATGAAATAACCAAAATTCTAAAGGAGCATTTATATGACCTAATTCTTCTACTCTTGATTCGTATATGTCTGAGTTGTCATAATCTAATATGACACCACATCTAAAGTTTTGTCGTTCTATAGCCAATTCTTATCAACCTCTTGCTCTGTACGTCCAGATGGAAACTGAAATCCATCGAATGTGTGATTACCTAAAACAAAGTAGTAGTTGTCTGGTTTTGCAAAGTTAAAGTTTAATCTTACACTGACACCATTAGTTGCTGTTACCATGTGTTCAAAATCAGAACCTACATAAGCTACTGCCTCTCCTTGAGCTACAGTCAGCTTTTCTTCGTTATAAATCAATTCTAACTCATTATCTGAAAAATAATTGTATAAGATTGTGTACTCAACAGGACCATTATCGTAGTGCATGTTCTTTTGTACACCAGGCTCATACCAATTAATTGTTGCAAATGTTGGTAATAAATTATGTACAGCAAATGTATCCCTAGCTTTATCTGTAAGCATTTTATGTAAAGTATTCAATTCTTCACACATTTTAACCATGTGAGAGCCATCAGGACTTCTGTTCCAGTTTGAATTATCGTCATAAGGAGTTTCCATATCAAGCCAAGCTTGTAACTCTTCTAATTGATTACCTTTATATAGTTGAGTTATCTTTACTGCGTCCATTACATCATTCCTTGTTTATACATTGGTGGCATGTCATTGAACTCCATAGGGTGACCTAGCCAAGTTACTATTGCATACTTAGTTCCACTAATAACAGGCATAGCTTGATGAGCATAAGCATAGTTACTAGGAAACAATACTAAAGATGGTTTTTCAGGTTTAATCATTTCTTCAAAGTGATGAAAGTATGTTCCACCACCCTCATAATCTTTTGGATTTAAAAGTATTAATGCTGAAAGATATCTTGGTATATGTGGTGCATAATCTGAATGTCCTTTGTATTGCTGACCACCTCTATACTTTAAAAGTTGATAACCCTCATCAAATAAAATAGGAAACTCATATTTTTTTGTATATTCGTTTACATATACTTGTAATTTATTCTGTATCATGTCACATACATTCTTTATGTCTTGAATATAATTATCAGTTCCATTTTTTATAGCTTCTCTATATTCCCTACCTTCATGAGGATACTGAGCAATTTGAGACAATGACATTAAAAGGTTACTTCTTACTTCACCACCTTTATGTCCTTTACCTATTGTTGCATCTTCAAAACCAAAACCTGCTTCAGATTTATCTATTTCCTCAGCTGCTTTAATAATGTCTTCAGCTTGTGTTCCTTCAAAAAAGTCTTCATAGACTTCAACAACACCCATTGATAATTTCATACAATCTCCCTTTTTTTAACTTCTGCTAAGTCTCCACTTTCTTGTAAACTATCTACATCATAATGACTAGCACATGACACTAAAAAAGCTGATTTTCTACCATTCAACAATGGTGTTGTAGCATGAGAATAAACAAATGAACTAGGCATAATAACTACACTACCTGCTGGAGGTTTATATGGTTCGTGTTCAAAGTATCTAAAATCTAAAGCACCACCTCTAAAGTCATCATTTAAATAAGTCAAGCATGTAATTCTTCTGAAGTAAGGATTCATATAATGTTGATTTGTTTTAGGATTTCTAGTTGTGTGATTGTCACTATGGTAATTCATATTCTTTGGGGGTTTATAAGTTATGTATTGCCAATTTTCCATCCAATTAATTTCCTTAGATACTTCTTCAAATAGTTCACAATATTCAGCAATTTTGTCTAATGCGTTTTTCTGTACTTGTTTAAAAAAAGTTTTAGCTTCAGCTGTTGTAAACTCTATTTCAGGATTAAATCTAATTGGTCCATTTTGATTTTTGACAGTTACATAAGAATCATTTTGTTTTATCATTTCGTCAGTAATAGTTGGAACCCAATTGTCTACATCTTGATTCATTAAATCAATGATTCCCTCTGGTATTTCTAAGCAGTTTTCCCAAGCTACTACTCCAGTAACTACATTTTTAGAAGGAACTTTTCTCCATAAATTATTCTTCTTCGTCATAGCTTTCATATACCGATATTTCGTGTGTTTCTATTTCTTCACCATCTGATTTAATTACAAAATCGTACCAACCTATATCTAATTTTACATGGTCAGTATGAAAAAATTTAGCTCCTAAATCATATTGCATAATCCAAGTGTCAATTTTAATTTGTTGTTCGGAAGGGTTGTCTAAATTTTTAGTCCAAACTTCACAGATAAACTGTGGTAGGTTATTTCTATCTACAAAGTCGTCAACATAACCTACTTGAAAGTACTCTTTACTACTTATGTTAATTGGAGCTACTATGTGTTTGAATTCAGGTATATATATGAAATGAGCAACAGATTCGTCTTCAATATAATCTTTTATATTTTCAGATGGTCCAGTGTGTACTTCATTAGTTTTTTCAAACCACTGGTCTTTGTAGTCTTCTACTTTTTCCCCTTTTGGGATGTAGAACACGGTTCTCATACAACCTCCCTATATATTATTTAAGCTAATAGCTTTAATGCATCAATTGAAGTTTTTAAATAGTCTATTGTCAACTCTAATGTAGAAGCTTTAGTAGCTTTATATGCGTCAACATCAGCTAAGAAAGCATCCTCATCAAAAGCGTCAACATCTTCACCAAGTTTATAAAGAGAGTTAGCTACTGCTTTTTCAAGCATTTGCTTTGCGTCGTCTTTTTCTACTTGTAATGCATCAGCATCTAGTGATAAGTCCATATCATTTTCTCCTACGGTATAAGATTTATTCCTTAAGTATAACAGTTGAATCCTGTTTATTGTTGTTTTATACCATTGAGAGTATGGCTCCCACTTTGTGTACCACACTTCATCTTCTGGTATATCAACATCTTTATAGTTTGATAAATCATAAAATATTCTTAATTTATCATCTTCTATTGGAACATCATTGTCTCCATCAGCTTCTAAATCTTCTTCACCTACAAATGAAACAGCATTGGAAAGTATTGTTGTATATGTATCATCTTTATAGACATAAGGAGTTGTATTGTTTATATAAAAATTAGATTGAGGTGTAATATTTAAATCTATTTTCCATTGGTATCCTATTTCCCAACACCATGTACAAGTAGGTCCATCAGTTAAAGGTCCATAATTGCATAGTTCTTTATTATGATTGTAAGTTCCATCTTTTCTTTTTATATACCATGAAATAACTGTTTCATCACCAGTATCTATATCGACATAATCATTGTCACCAAAAGATATTTTTGTTCTGTAATGAAAGTTAACATTGAAATCATCATGGTCTATTTTTTCAGGATTATCTCCAAACCAATATAGGTCGTAGTCTGATTGATTGTTGTCAGCTCGACTGTAATAAATTCTTACAGTAGCCATGTTAAACCTTGAATGTCTTGACTGTACCTGCGGCGTAACCTGTTACGTCTGTTACTACGCCTGTTAGTGGAATATCTTGTGAAACTATAAATATAACTCCACCACCAGTAGTTGTCTCACCACTAGCTTCTATTGTTCCGTATCCTTGTATTTTTCTAGCACATACTACGACAACTCCTCCACCATAATTGACAGAGTCTCCTGCTCCGCCCATTAGTGGGTCTGGTGTGGTTTGTCCAGCGTGGACGACAACACCTTGTACTGCTAAGTCTGGATGATTAAAATATTCCGCTCCTTCATCTGGTGCAGTAGCAGTAGTACCATTACCATTGCCACCTAGTGAGTTATCTACAGCACCTTGACCTCCACCTTTCAAAGTACCAGTAGTACTAACGCCACCAACTCGACCAATTTTTGTATCACCTTGATTACTTGATGTTACTGCCATAGCTAATGAGTTTCTAACGAATACTCTATAGCCTGCTGTATCTAAAACTATTCCTGGGTTTATTGTTAAGTTGTTATAAAACATATCTCTAGTAAGAGTTGTATTTGATGAGATAGTTACATTCCCATCCATACCAGAACCATAAATGCTATCTGGGATAACATCAAAAGATTCAAAGTCTGAAGGTATTGCTCCGTCACCGTATTCTGTTATTGGCATATTAAGCTCCTGGGTCCGTATCGTCTGCGTCTATATTATATACTGTTACAACAGTTCCTGCTCCAGCTGTTCCTGTTCCTGAAGTTCCAGCTGCGGCAGCAAGTGTCAATCCTGAAGGTAATGGTTTAGTTCCTGTTACAAATACAACTGTTCCTCCACCTGCGTTATAACCATCGGAAGCAGTAGCACCAGAACCTCCTGCACCACCTGGGTGAGTAACAGTAGGGTTTGTACCATATGTAGTAGGGTTTGTACCATAGTTAGTTGGGTTAGAGCCATAGTTAGCACCATAGTTTGAACCATAGTTAGCACCATAGTTTGTATTGTTAGAACCATAGTTGGTTGCGTTAGAACCATAGTTTGTATATGGATGCCAATGATTGTAATGATAATGATAAGAACCTGTTGAGTAGCTATTTAAATATACTGGATGCCAGTGATAATGTGTATGAGGATTAGCACCACTGTAAGAATAGTTATTACCTGGATATGAATAGTTATTACCTGGATAGCTATAGCCATAAGAGTACCCATAACTATACCCATAAGAATAATTGTTTCCAGGGTGAGTATTTGTATTTCCAGGATGTGTGTTTGTATTTCCAGGTGTAGTAGCATCTGGAGCTGGAGCACCTTGTGTACCTTGTGTAGCACCTGAAGCGTTATCACCGTCAGCTCTTACTGTTCCATCACCAGTAACAGTCTTTGCTAAAACTATAACAACTCCACCACCAACTGCTCCTGTACCTGCTGTAGCTGCATTTCCTGGAGAACCTTTTCCTCCATCTGCTTGTACTGTTTGATAGTCAGCCCAGTTAGAGTCGCCACCATCAGCACCAGCTTGTGCGTTTGCTGTTATTGTGCCGTCAGCACCACCTGAACCTCCACCAATAAATTTGTAAGTTCCTGTATCTACATCTATTGCATGTCCAGCTATAGCAACAGATAAGTTAAACATTTCGTTTTCACCTTCAAAAAATTCATTACCGTCATGTGTAGATTGGTCTTGAGAACCTGACTTACCGCCTAAAGTATCTGTAGCAGCTACACCCTTAGCAAATCCACCTTTAAGAGTTCCTGTAGTTGTTTTATTTGAAAATCTACCTATCTTTGAGGTTGAGTCTGTAAATGTTAATGTACCAGCAACAAAGACACGATAACCATTAGTATCTAATGTGACTCCAGAGTTTATTGTTAAATTGTTGTAATACATGTCTCTTGATAAAGATGCATTTGAAGTTAAGGTGACATTTCCATCTTGTCCAAAACCATATATTTCATCACCACCAAGCCTGTCCAGAAAGACTGGCTCAGGTATCTTTATTTCGGACATTAGCTTACCTCTACGCCTGAAACATGTATATTAACAGATGATGCTGCTGAACATTTTGCAGCTACTGAAGCTGAAGCAGGTACAACCATAGCTAAGTCAATAACTGTAGTTGTATTTGCTTGAACAGTTGTATCACCAAATATAATATGTTGGTCACCAGTTGAATCCCCTGAAGGAATAACTTTGATTTCTACTGTTCTATCAGTTGCTGTATAGTTCGCTAACATTATTTGCTTGATAATGCACTTATTGGAATTACTGAAAACTTGTGCTTCAGATGTACCAAGTGCAGTTACTTCTGCTAACTCTGCTGCTGTATATACTGCCATGTATTCTCCTTATAGTCCCATCCACTGTAAAGCTTCGGTAGTGTGAAGTTGTTGTGCTTTCACTTTTACCATAGCTGTAGCGGAATTGTCGTATAACATTACTAAATCGTTGTCTTCGTCTACATCAATTGATGTTCCGTCTGTAAGTCTTGTTGCGTCTATATTTAAATCTACTGTACCAGAACCTGCACCTCCAGATATGCCTGATAGTGCGTCTGTTGTTACACCCACGATATCACCAATATCTAATGATAACCAAGAGCTTGCAGTCCTTACTTGAAGTCGGTCATCAGTACTGTTGTATATAAGCATACCTTCAGTAGCAGTTGTAATTGCGTCTCTTTCAGTATCTGTGTATGCAGGTATTAAAGGACCTCCATCAACGTGTCCAGGAATAAACTCTGATAAACCGTTTGAGTCTCCACCTGATGTGGTTGTTACTCTAATAAGATGTTGTCTTGTTGCCATTATTTAGTACCTTCTCCTTGACCTAAATAGTTCTCAGGGTCATATTTGCTATCTACAAACTCCCCCAAGGACTTTTCAATCATATTATAATCTAAACCTTCTTCTGATGTGTCTTTTAAAAATGGTAGTGTTCTAGCAATCCAAGCAGTAGCCCAACCTAATGCAAATCCACATAATAATGCTATAAATATGTCCATTAGCGTGCTATCCCATAAAAATCAAAATCACCCTGGGCTATGTTTCCAGAGCTCATGTAAAATTTTATACCATCAACATAAGATGTGCTATCAAATTGACCTTGTCTTTCTACATACCAAGAAGCTGAATTTTCATACTTAACCCAAGTTTTGTATTCAAACCAAGTCACAACACCTGTAGCTGGTGCTTCACCTGTTCCTGAGCCTGTACCTGCTGGAATAACTTTTACTTCAAAAGCTACACCTTCTCTTGTTCCTGTACCTGTTGTACCAGAAGTTAATTCAAAGTAATCTGTTTGTTCTGATTGAGAATACCCACCAGCATCACTAGCGTCTATTCTATGATATCTACCTGCGTGTTCATAAGTTCCAGACCTTAATGATGTACCACTATACAAAGCAGCATAAAGTCTTACATTGTCAGTACCAGGTCTTACCCATCTGCCTTTTACAATAAATTCTGAATAATCAGCAGCGTTATAACCTGTTGTGGATTGTAGTAGTTCTATTATTGAAGTATTGTTAGCAGTTGCACTACCAAGTTTTACCATACTACCAGAAGCTGTTCCCCAACTTATGTTGCCAGAACCATCTGTTTTTAATACTTGGTCAGCACTACCTGCTGCACCTGCTATTTCTAATTTAGCTGAAACTATATCAAGTACACCAGAAGAATCGATTGTAACTCTTTCAGTACCTGCTGTATCCATTCTGATAGTATCTTCATCAGCAGACTCTTCAACTGTAATTTTTGTGTCGTTATCAGCATCTCTAAATGCTGTAGCAGAGTTGGATGTAGCAACTATTTGTATTGGGTCACTAGAGCCATCAGCAAGAACTAAGTCTATGTCTGTAGCTGATGTACCAACATTTGTAAATTCTATTGCATCTGAACTTGCATCTGCAAGTGTAAGTGGCATTTCATCATTAACACTGAAGCTAACTGCTGCTGCAATGTTTGATTTCTGTACTTTCTTTAGAGAGCCAGCACTTGTGTCGTATGTTATTAATAAGTCATCTTCTGCTGGAGATGTATCTTCTGTTAAGCCTGTAACTGCGGCAGAAGTAATACCTGTAGCGTCACCTTCAAAGGTTGCTGCTACAAAAGTCTCTGAGCCAACTGTCCACTTGTCTATGCTTTCGTCCCAGATAAGTGTCTTGTTAGCATCGTCACCTCTCTCAATTTCAATACCACCATTCTCTGAAGCAGAGCCAGTTGCATTGGAATTAAGAACGATTTGATTATCGGCTAAGTTAATTGTTTCTGTATTGACAGTAGTTGTAGTACCAGAAACTGTTAAGTCACCAGATACAGTTAAGTCATTGAAAGTTACATCAGATGTAGTTGATACAGCCTGACCGATTGATATTTCACCAGCGTTATATGTAACACCAGTTCCACCAGAAAGCCTTGCGTCAACTCTAGCGTTAGTAAAGAATAATTGTCCAGTACCTTCTGTTATATCGTCTGTATCAGGAACAACATTAACCCAAGCAGTTCCGTTATATTGTAAAAATTCTCCTGAAGCTAATGAAGTTAATGTAACATCTGTTAATTGTGCTACTTGTGAACTAGCATCGCCAGGTTCCCATGTAGAACCAGACCATTTAAGAGCTTGACCACTTGTAGGTGCTGAAGTTGTTGTATCTACGTCACTTAAATCATCTATTGATACTGTTCCAAAATCTATATCTACTTCATTATTGGAAGTATCATCAGTAATTGTTATCTTTGCAGAACCAGCGTTTAGTTTCTTGAACTGTAAGTCTTCTCCGACTTTAGCATCGAATATTCCGACACCAGCTGTTCCAATGTTAGAAGCTGTGTTAGTTTCACCAGAACCAGATAGTCCAGATACTGAAGACAATACAAATGTACCAGCACTGTTATCCCAAGATACAACCTTTTGATTTTCAGTTGCACCTGGTGATGAAAAACCGATATCTGCTAAATCTTCTAAGTTAGCTAAAGCAATTCTTGCATCTGCTCTGGCGTTTGTGTAATAAAGATTTGATGAGCCTTCTGATAATCCATCTGTATCGCTAGGTATATCAGAAGTATATGCAACAGTTCCTGAAGCATCTTTAAATGTAATTGTTCTATCTGCTGTAGGGTCAGTAACAGTTAATGTAGTTTCATAAGCGTCATCAGTAGAGCCTTCAAATGTGAGTGTCTTTCCATCATTTAGGTATAGACCAGAGCTTGTTATTTGAACAATGTTATCTAACGAACCATTAGCAACTTTAAACTTAATTGCACCTTCTGCATTACCACCATTATCATCTATGTTTACAGCGTCTACTGTAATCCTTGCAAAATCAACTATTCCAGTAGAGTTTCCATCACTTTGGAAAGATAGGTCTACAAAGTCACCTGTTGAAGCACTTGAAGGGTTAACTCTAAATACAACATCTTTATATGTAGATGAAAGCATTTTATCAGTGTTTAGTAAATTAAGTTTAGATATTCCAGTTAATTGATTAGAAGTTGACCAAGCAGAGCCAGTGTATCTTAGTATTTCTCCAGAAGAACTTGCGTTATCTGTTACATCTGATAAGTCACCTAAACTTGCCGCAGCTATTCTTGCGTCAGCTCTAGCGTCTGTGTAATAAAGATTAGTGCTACCTTCTGTTAGGTCATCTGTATCTTTTGTTCCAAGTTGTGTATCAAATCTAGCATTTGTGTAATAAAGATTTGTAGAACCTTCGCTAATATCATCTGTATCGTGATTAGAAACATCACTTACTGTTCCTGTGACATTACCTGTTAAGTTTCCTGTAAATGTAGAGTGGATACTTCCTGCATCAAATCTTTCTGAGCCAACAGTCCATTTACCATCAATTTCATTCCAAATCAAAGTCTTGTTAGTAGAACTGCCACGCTCTACTTCTATACCTGCATTTTCACTAGGCGTTCCTGTGACATTGTTATTTAAAACTATTATGTTGTCGTCAACTGTTAATGTTTCAGTATTTAATGTTGTAGTAGTTCCACTAACAGTAAGGTCACCAGAAACTACTAAGTCGTTAAAAGTTACATCGCTTGTAGTTCCTACAGCCTGACCAATGCTTATTTGACCAGAAGATAAAGTTACACCTGTACCTGCTGAAAAGTGTGCTCTAGTTTCAGAAGCACTAGGTCCCGTATATGTTATTGCACCATTAGTCGAACTGTATGATAATGAGCCATCACCACCATTGTCAATAACAGAAATCGCACTTCTAGCCCTTGCATTTGTAAAGTAAAGGTTAGAACTACCTTCTGATAAGTCATCAGTAGTACTGTCTGCTAGAGAAAGTCCTTGTACAGATATGACTCCATCGCCACCCATTCCTGAATGATGTTGACAGTAATAGTAAAGTGTATCAGCAGTAGCAGCATCAACAACAATTTGTGTGTAAGCACCAGATGAACCTGGAGTTCCGCTTGTTGTTACTCCAGTTGAGTAGTTACTACCAGAAGCATGAGTACCATTTTTAGTTGTAGATAAAAGTAAAGGATGTCCAGAGTTAGAACTATCGGATTGGTCAAACCTATATGTAATACCTGGAATAAGCTGTATATTTGCATTTAGCTCTGTATCTAAATAATATTTGTTACCAGAGCCAGGGTTAGAAACTGTAACTGCAAATTCAATGATTGCAGTATTGTCTTCAAAGTTTATTGTTTTGTTTGTAAGAGTTTGTGAACCTGTAAGTGTTGCAACTGTGCTATCTATAGATACTGCACCAGATGAAACATTTATTCCTGTGCTACCTGTTATTGCAGCTTGTGCTCTTGCGTCTGTATAGTATAAGTTTGATGAGCCTTCAGATACATCATCAGTATCTTGTGTCTTAATTCTGAGCATTCCATCATTACCCATACCAGAGTGTGCTGTACAGTAGTAGTACAAGTTAGGTGTCATTCCATCTACAACTATTTGTGTATAAGCACCGCTTGAACCTTGTGACCCATTAGTTGTAACACCTGTTGTATAAGCACTACCGCTATTATGTGTTCCGTCTTTAGTTGATGATAAAGCAAATGGATGACCAGATGTTGAAGAGTCTGATGTATCAAATCTATAAGTTACACCTGGAATTAATTGTACAGTACTTGCAAGTTGTCCATCTAAGTAATATTTGTTACTGCCAGAAGCATTAGATACTGTTACAGCATATTCAATTATTGCTGTGTTGTCTTCAAAGTTAATTGTCTTGTTAGTTAATGTTTGTGAGCCAGTTAATGTAGCTACAGTTGAATCAATACTTATAGCACCAGTGCTATTGTCATAAGTAATTCCTGTACTACCAGATAATGATGTTCTTGCTCTTGCAGCAGTATGGTAAAGGTTTGTAGAGCCTTCATTCATACTATCTGTATCAAACTCAGAGAAATCTATGCTTATTGTTCCAGAGCTATATGTTATTCCAGTACCACCTGTGTGGTAAGCTGCAACTCTTGCATCGGTGTAATATAAATTGGTGGAGCCTTCACTTAAGCTATCAGTGTCGTGATTGCTGATGCTTGACACAGTTCCTGTGACATTTCCAGTCAAGGCTCCTTCAAAAGTCCCCGCTACAAATGTCTCACTACCTACAGACCATTTATCTGTGCTTTCATTCCAAACTAATGTCTTATTACTATCATCGCCTCTTTCAATCTCAATACCTGCATTTTGTGAAGCATTACCTGTAGCATTTGAGTTAAGAAGTATTACATTGTCTGCTAATTCTATTGTCTCAGTATTAACAGTTGTTGTTGTTCCAGATACAGTTAAGTTACCATCAATAACTACATTTCCGTCTGCATCTATATTGTTAAATGTTACATTGTCAGTTGTACCTACAGACTGACCTATTGCAATCTCACCTGATGTAATTGTTACACCAGTGCCACCAGATATGTGTGCTCTGACTTCTGAAGCAGATGGTCCAGTATATGTTATAACTCCTGTCGAGTTGTCATATGACAGTGAACCATCTCCTCCAGAATCAGTAACAGAAACAGAAGCTCTGGCTCTTGCATCAGTGTAGTAAAGATTAGATGAACCCTCTGTGAGAGAGTCAGTATCGTGGTTAGATATAGAACTTACTGTACCAGTTACATCACCAGTTAAATCTGCTGTAACAGAGTTAAATGTTACATCACTTGTTGTTCCTACTTCTTGAGGTATTGTTAAAGTTAAAGTTCCAGCAGAATCGTCATAGGTAGCAGTAATACCAGTTCCACCAACAATAAGACCATTTACGATATCTTCTAATGCGTCTTCTACTTCTGGTAAATCTACAGTTAAAGTTAATTGGTCATTGTTGTCGTCATAGCTTATGTCTATACCGCTAGTTGATGAATCTACTAATAAAGCAGCAACTCTATCATCTACTCTTTCAGAGGTAAAGTATAAATTAGAACTTCCTTCGGTTAAATCATCTGTTGTAGCGGCAGCAATTCTAGCGTCTGCTCTTGCATTAGTAAAATAAAGATTTGTAGAACCTTCTGTTAAGTTGTCAGTTGTTTTTGTACCTAACTGTGTATCAAACCTTGCATTTGTATAATAAAGATTTGAGCTACCCTCAGATAAACTATCTGTATCGAAGTCACCTAAATCAACTGTAATAGTTGGTGTTGCAGTTTCTCCAGTATTGTTAGCAAGGTCTATACCTGTACCAGCAACAAGACTTGCAACATAAGCACCTTCAGTATCGGTACCTAAGTTAAGAGGCTCATTTATAAATGCTGAACCATTGTATCTAAGTATGTCACCTGTTTGTGTAGAAGTTAAGGTTACATCTGATAAATCATTTAAACCAGCAGATAAAGCTACTGTTGGAGTTTGTCCTTCACCTGAAGTAACACTAACACTTATACCAGTACCTGCGACTAAGTTTTGTACATAATCACCAATGGTATCTGTAGAAAGGTTAACAGGGTCATTAATCCAATTGCTTCCGTTGTATCTTAAAAAGTCTCCGTTAGCTAATCCTGAAAAAGAAACATCGTTCATTTCTTCTAATGTATCTTCTGTAGCTACTTGAGCATCAACATAAGCAGTAGTTGCTATTTTTGTACTGTTATCACTAGCACTTTGAGTTGTAGCTGTGACGCCATCTGCAAGTGTAGATGTAGCACTCAACGTACCAGTGAAAGAACCTGCTACGAATCCGTCAGAACCTACTGTCCAGTAATCATTTGATTCGTCCCATAATAAACTTTTATTTGCTGATGTTCCTCTTTCAATCTCTATACCACCATTTTCTGTTGGTGAACCAGTTACATTATTATTTAAAACTATTGTGTTATCGTCGACTGTTAATGTTTCGGTGTTTAATATTGTTTGAGTACCATTAACGGTTAAGTCACCTGTTATTACTACATTGTTACTTACTGTTAATCCACTAAATGTGACTGTGTCAGATGTACCTAAACCTAAAGAATCTCTAGCAGTAGAACCACTTTCTACAGTCCATGCTGAACCATTAGAAACAATAAAAGCACCATCTGCGTGAGATAGTCCTGCTATTGTTGCTAAGTCTTGGTCGTAACCTTGTACATTTACGCCAATTTCAATACCTAAAGCGGTTCTTGCTGCTGATGCCGTAGTAGCACCAGTACCACCATCATCTATTCCTATAAAATCTGCTGATTGAAATTCAGCAAAACCGATAGCGTTATTACTACCGTCATAATTAACTCTTACTGGCGTTTTCTCTGCCATTATTCAGCTACTTCCATGTCTATTATGTCTTCTGTACCTGTGCTATCTACATATGTAAGTTGTAAAGTCGAATTGTCGTTCTTTGCTGGCATTAGTATATCTACAACAGAACCAGAGCTTTGTAACAAAGGCAAACTTCTGGTACTAACACCTACATAACCTCCGCCTCCAGAAACTGCATCTGATGTAGCCACATTAAAAAACTTATTCCTTAAAGGCACTCCAGAATTTTCTCCTAGTTTTGTCAATACGGGTGCTTTACCTACCATTGATAAAGTCTTAGGTACTTTACTATTTACTTTAACAGTCTTTGTTGAAGTGTCTGTTATTATATCTATCTGGTCACGGTCAGCTTTATATCTACTATCTAATGTACTTTCATCATCAGAATCAATAGTCAAAGTATCACTTTCAGCATTTGCTTGTATAGTATTTTGATTTGTAGAAGCTATTTGAGTAAATGCACTTTGGTTAACATCACCACTTGTACTTGCAGCAATTGTTATAGTGTCAGTAACAGAATCTGAAGTTATCGTAACATTAGAACCAGCAACTAGAGTAAGTGTATCTGAACTACTATCAGCAATCATTGTGCTACCACCAGCAACAATATTCTTGAATGCTTGAGCAGCACCACCACCAGAAGCACTAATAGTTAATGTATCTGTGCCACCATTAGTAGAAAGTGTAATTCCTGAACCAGCTACTAAGTTAAGAGTATCTCCAGTAGTATCTGCTTGTATTGTATCTTCACCTGATACAACTATATTTCCAAAAGCTTGTTGTTGATTAGGTAAGTCTGTCCAACTTAAATTTCCATATCCATCGGATTTAATTACTTGGTTAGCAGCACCACTATTACCATTTAACTTTAATTTTGAAGTTAATAAATCTAAGTAGCCATCTGTTGTGAATTTAGCGTGTATTGTGCCGTCTGTAGCAAAATATAATTCTTTTGATGCGATAGTACCAATTACTAACGAACCGTCAGTAACCATTGTTTGTGCGTCTAAATAAAGATTGTATCCAATTTCATCACCATTACTGTCCGTGGTGGTGTCATCAATGTGAACTATTGCATTAGAAACTTGATAGCCATAAGGGTCACCATTTGAATCAAGACTAAATATATGGTCGTTGTAGTCGGTAGAACCAGCTATTCTCTGGGCAGCATCAAATGTTGTGTCAATAGCCATTATTCTTCAACTGGGAATTCGCTACCTAATGTTCCTCCATATAACTTAAATAGATAACGTAATCTATCTAGTTCTTCTTTCAATTGTTTTGTTGTATCTTTCCAATTATCAAAATCGGAATGACCTTCGTCTAATTTATCAACCATCATTTCAAAATGTAGTTGTTCTGCTTCAAACATTCTTTGCAAAATATATTGTCTTTTTGCATCGTGATTAAAAAAGAAATAATCAGTATCCCAGTCGTTTTTTGGTTGTTCTTCTGACATATTGTCTCCTCATGGAGATTTTACTATGTGTTTTTAAGAATTGAGGTAATTGAACGGTATGCGTTCTTAAATTTAGTAGTTAAATAAGCTTTTTCTTCTCCGTCAGCATATATCTGTTCTTCACTCATTTGTCCCATATCTAATATAAAATCGTCTCTTTTAAAAGGAATAACTTGAATAAATGGCGTTCCTCTTTCAATAATAATATCTTTTTTTGTATGAAGAAGTGTAGGAAAATTTATGTGATGATAACTGTCTGTTTCAACAATACCTGATAAAACAGTAAACCTTTTTTCAAATTGATAATAAGGTGCTAGAAACATAACTGAATATCCTGGTGGTGTATATACTCTCCAAGGATTTGTAAACTTTACACCTTCTTGAAAATCATTTTTACTTAACTTCCAATTGTATATTTGTTGATTTGAATGAAACTCTATACCATAAGGAAATTTCTTATTATCCCATTCAAGCAATCTTCCATCGTTTTGAAGTAATGTGTCTGCCCACATTGGAATAATGTAACCTGATGAAATTAAATCTACAATAGCAGGACATCTTTTGACTGTTCCGTTATAAAACTTTTTAGCAGTGTCACCTGTTTTACCAAAGTATGAAGGAGGACCTTCAGGATTTTTAGGTACTTCTATGTAATCGTGCATATCTTTAAACCATTGTGGAATAAAGTAGCTAGAAGGTTTTACAGGTGCAACAGTTTCAAGACCTTTAACATCGGTCTTAAACTCAATTATTTTTTTGCCATCCTTTTTAAATATCATTTAGAGCTCTGGGTATGAACCACCCTTATCTTCAAATTCTGTTCTTTTAGCCAAAATCATTGATTCTATATTCTGCATTTCTTCAGTTTCAGTATCATTGTCTGAATCTAATTTAGAATATATCATTTCCAATTCTGTCATTTCACTTGTAAGTCTTTCTACTGCTTGTTCGTCAGTTTCTGACACTACAGGTGTATAGAACTTATATTCTGATAACGCCATTTAACCCTCCAAGGTTGCTATTCGGTCTTCTAATGTATCTATCTTAGCAGATAAATCTTTTACCGCTTGTACTAATACTGCTTCAAATTCACCATTCATAAGACCTCTTGCACCATGTGCTTGTTTTTCAGCAGGTTCGTCTTCTAACCATGGGTCTACATAATACAGTCTATCTATTAACCAAGCTACATCATCAGTATCAACACCATCATCTGTAAGTGCTTGCTCAACATCTTGAGCAGTAATTCTAAATGTTTTTCTTTTCATTGATGAAAAAGAGTTTCTATAATTTTCATCTGGATTAGAAGCAACCAATCTATCTACATATCCTTCATTAAAGTTTGCTGTTACAGGATTTAATCTATTAATAACATTAAGACCTGGTACAGAGTTAGCATTTACTGATAAGAACCTATCATCGTGCATCCATGCGTTAATAGTTTGATTACCACTATGACTGTGATTCAAGGCAGCATAAGTGTGAGTATGGTTTGAAATAGAACTATGGTTATGAAAAGAGCTAGCATATGCGTGGTTGTGTGAACTAGCAGCATAAGAGTGATTATGGTCACTGGCAGCATAATTATGGTTATGGTTACTAGAAGCATAAGAGTGACCGTGTCCTATTGAAGAATATGCGTGGTTATGATTAGGAACATTGTGATTATGATTACCAAAATCAATATTGTTTTGAGTTACAAAAGAACTATGGTCATAAGAGTTTAATGAATGGTTTACTGACAAAAATCCAGAGTGACTTGTATGATTGTCATTTGTTAAAACATTATTAGGCAAATTGTTAGATGTTAAAAATGCATTGTGGTCATAAATATTCATAGAGTGAGTAGCATCTAATTTTGCTTGCAAAGCAGTATTAGTTGCATAAGAACTTAAATCTGCATTTTCTAAAAAGTTTGCGTGAGAGTGGTTTAATGCTTGTACATATATTGGATGTGGGTTGCTAGCACTTGTATGGGAGTTAGTTAGATAACTACTGTCATGGTCATGGTTACCTCTTGAAGAAGTATTTGTTGTGTTACCATATACAACCGATATTGCATCATTTGTATTATCAATAGCAATACCTGTTCCTGCATTTATACCAACAGTTCCTCCAGTTATGTCATGGTAACCCAATGTTCCATTTGAATCTTTACCTAAATATTGACCAGAACTTCCAGAATCACCATTTACAGTTAGAGTGCTTCCATCAACAGTCAAATCTCCAAGTATTGTAAAAGTTGTACTATTTGAATTTACACTCCATATATCGTCATCGCCATTACTGAGCTTGAATGTATCAAAGTTAAAATCTGTTTGTGTAATAAGAAAGAAACCCATTTTTTGATAATCACCTTGAATAGTAAGAGAAGGGTTATCTTCATCACCATCAGCCATAACAACAAGTGGTTTAGTAGAAAATAAGTGATTACCAGCAGAACCTTCATCTCTTGAAAATAGAATTGCATCTCCTATTTTTATAGAAGTAGTTCCTGCACCAGATGGTGTTCCTGTTGCTTTACCAAAAGATAATATTGGTCCATTAAACTCTGCACCACCACTACTGTCTATTTTAAATCCAGAAACTCCTGATGAATAGTTAGATTGTATATTAGAAGCGTTAATGTCTATTCCGCCAATAGTTCCTTCTTTTGCAAATAATGAACCTGCACTTGTTACATAAAAATTTGGAGGACCAGCAGATATAGCGTCAGATAGTGTATCTCCCTCGCTACCATTGCCTAACCATATGTTACCTGTTGTATCTAAATGAAATCCCATATTATCCTATGTGTAATTCTCCTCCAGTAATTGTAACAGAAGTTGCTACGAGGTCACCGCTATTAGTTACAGAAAATGGTGCGTTACCTAGAGTATGATGTCCTAAATACATGTTTCCATTTTCGTCTACTACAAATACAGATGTATCTGTTGTACTGTCATATTTAGCAGTAGCACCAATTGTTAATGTACCACCAACTACATCACCTCTAAATGTTCCGTCATTAAATTCTACAGTACCGTCATTATTCAAACTAAACCCTGATGAACCAGAAGAATAATTACCTTTAATAGTTGTATTTCCAGCATCTAGTTCTAAGTTACCAGCTGTTAGTTTGTTACTAGCTATTGACCAACCACCAATGTTTCCTGTTGTAGCAGTTATGTTACCTCTTATTAAAGCATCATTTATTTCTATAAAACCATCAGGATATGTAGCATTAGATTTTTGTATTGACCAACCTGAAGTACCAGATGAATAATTATCAGATTCAATTAAGTTTCCAATCTTAACATTTGATATAGCTGCATCAGCAATCTTTGCAGTTCCTACAGCTAAGTTTTGTATTTTTGCTTCAGTAATTGCAGCATCATCTATATGTTGGGTTTCAATTAAACTAGCAGTTCCTTGTTCTTCATCTGAAGCGTCTGATTCATTTCCAGCATTATCCACTGCTGTAAATCTGAAAAACATTGTTTGAGCACTATCTAAAGACTCGCCTTTAAGTGTTGCTACTGCTGGAATATTTAATCTTAAATAAGAAGCGTCACAAGGTATGTTACCTAATTTAGTTGATTCTCCTACTGTAAAGCCAGAAGTAGTAGAACCATAAACATTTAAGTGAGCTAAATCAGCAGGTAATGTAAAGTTAGTCACGCTGCTAACTGGATTTCCTGCGTCATCTGTAGCCCTACCTAAATGATGTATTATTTGTACTGCACCTGCTATGGTTGCAATAGTTGTAGCTTGTGCTGGTTTATTAGGTTGAGCAGTGTCAACTGCTGTTGTTATTGTTTCATAAACATATCCTGAAGCTGCACCAGTAGTTACAGCTTGGACACCAACCTTGTAATCAGTGGCTTTTTGTAAACCTTCAACAGTAAATGTTTCATTACCCCATTGTACAAAGTATTTGGTAGCGTCACCTAAATCAGGGTTTACAGGTTCTACTGATATTTCATAATGTAAACCATTTTCAATTACAGTACCACTTGTATTTCTAGGAGTTCTCCATTCTATAAATATAATAGATTGTTGAGTACCTACTGCATCTGTATAAAAACTTGATGTAGTTCTTATTCCTTCAGAATCAACATCATCAGGGTCTAGTACTTTTCCTGGCTTATATTCTGTTCTACCAGTAGTAGTACCAGATAATTGATTTGAAAATCTTAAATCATCACCTATCTGTTTACCTAAATCTCCAACATCAAGTGAAGTATTACCTGATTCAAATATTACATAATCTGATAAATCTACATATCTAACTTGATATGGTGATGTACTTGTAACCTTTCTTAAGTAAACACCAAAGGTATCTTCTATTGGATATGTGATACCAATAATTCTTATCTTTTCAGGATTTATATATTGACCCTGCCATATTGCTTCATAAGGTTCACTTCTACCATCAGCAATAGCCTTAGTAGGAGTATCAACAAAACCTACTTCAGGGTCGTAAACATAAATGTTATCTCCAACTTCAAAGTCACCTTTTATGTCATAGTATTCAAGTGATAATGACAGAGACTTTTTAGTCCTAGTAAATTCATCTAAATAAGCTTCTGCTCTTTTGGGAGCCATTAGTGCATTTGTATCAGATTCATTAACATAAGCTACTCTTTCAAGTGGATTACCAAATAAATCGTAATAAGGGACATCTGTTAAGAATCTTTCTACTAAGTCTATGTTTTGACCATCAGAACCTACGTTCTTTAAATATTCGACACCAGATACCCAATCTTCAGCTTCAAACTGTGTAGTTAATGCATCAGGATTCAAACCTATAATTCCTGGGTCTTCACCTGAAGAGTCTCTAACAATAATTGCTTTAGGCTCTGCTGTACCATGACCTTCAAATAAATTTTCTCTAGGTCCTGCATCTATTGTTCCAGTAGTATTTACTTTATATTCTGTGTCTAAAGAAGACATTACCTTTTTCAAAGCATTTAAAACTGATTCAACATTATGTAAACCTGTGTAGCTATTAGCAGTATTATCTACTGTTGGTGCTGATGTAGAAGGTGTAAAGTTAGCATTATATAAAGCTTCACCTTTAGTAACTTTTAATCCGTCTATATATCCTTTAAAATAATCTGCTTGTTGACTTCTACCTATTGAAAAGTTTAAAGATGCTTTTTCATCAGTACCACTTGTCTTAGCATCTCTAGTTACTCTTTTAACAGTCTTATCTGAAGTCCATTGTGTTACTAATGTACCATTTTCCCAAGTAGTAAACTTATTACCTTTTCTAGTTATAGCTCTATGAACCCATTGTCCATTTGCTCTATCACCCAACTTAATACCATTTGCAATATCCCAAATAGTAGAATCAATTCCTGTTATACCATCTATTGTGCTTTCAGCTCTAGTGCTTGTCATAAATACTTGTAATTCACCAGAACCATTGTCTAACCCAAATATATAAGGAGGGACCGAACCATCATTCTGAGCTGCTATAGCTGGTCCATGTGTAGTTCTAGGTCTTACGCTTGTAAATGTTTGTGCACCTTTATACCATCTGTTATTTATTTGCCAAAATTGTGAAAATGCTTTTTGATAAAATGGGTCTTCTTCCCAATAGTTTTCATTTCCTGGGTCAGTATCGTAAATAGAAGCATCACCTGTGTAATACTGTGGAATTTCGTTTTCTCTTCCTTGTTCTAATAATGTTCTAATAGTATTAGTAACAGCACCAGTTGGTAAGGTTGTTTGAACAATATCTACCCATGCTGGTGCATTTGGTCTAGCCATAAAAAAGTCCTGATTTATTGCAGGTCCTTGATACCATTGTGAATTTGTTCTAGGGTCAAGTGGTGTAGCAGTAGGATTAACTGCACTGTTAGAACCAAGTAGCTCATCAATGTCTTCTCGTCTTTGTTTAATTAATGCTGGGTCCCAAAGTAATTTGTTTTCCCAAGTAACTTTATGACCATTGACAACAATGCCTTCATTGGGTTTGTGTATTAGTAATAGATTAGAAGCTATAGCAGCATCACCATTTGGATAATCCATAGGTCTTGCTTTTGCACCTAAAAACATAAGTGCATAACCTGCATCGTTATAAGCAGATAAATTGCTTGAACTTGTTACAGATGTACCATCAACTTGTTTATATTCGTAAACAAATAAAGTGTCTTCAAAAGCTTCCTTACCTATTGCAAAACATAAACCAACCATCATATCAAAATGTTGTTGAGCTAGTGTCGTGTCATAAGGAAATGCATCTTCATGTCCAGTAAATACTGAGATAACTTTATTTTTAAAACCTACTAAATCTTCTGCTAATAATGTAGAAGCAATAGACTCCGAGAAACGTTGATTCGATGTCGAACTATCGTCTCCTATGTATTTAATTCTTATACCCTTAGTTATTACATTATTACTTGCATCTAAGTATTTACCACCGTCATCAGTAGTAGCAAATACATCACCTTTTTGTATTGGAAATACATAATCTACATTATTAATTTGAAAGGTAGTTGCATTAGAATCTGTTGCATTTTCTTTTACAGAATAAAAGTCATAGAATAAAGCGTCGGAGCCTTTCCATTGTGCACCTTCATTTCTATATGTATGACCATATCCAACAACTAAATTACCTCTGACACCATTATGAAAATCTGGGTCATAAGGAACTCTACCACCAACACTCTCTGCGTATATAGTAGAACCAGAAGGAACTGGGTCATTATCTAAGTAGTTACCTAAATTTGGGTATCCAGTGTCATAAACAAAAGGAACAAAACCAATTCTATTCTTTACTTTTGTTATTCCACCAGAGCTTATATTTGCATTTGCTAAATCAAACTGCGGCATTATGCCTCCCTATATTCCCACCATTCAACTGTAAAATCTTCAGATTCTAATTGGAAATGATAAGAATAGTCAACCTCCAAGTAATCTCTATCACCATCTAAATATAATGAACTACTGCCAAATTTAGATTGGTCTGTACTTATCTTTGCATTTCCATAAAATTCAACATCATGTTTTTTAGATGTACCGTCAGTGGTTGTTTTATCACCATTAGTGCCTTCAAAATTTAAAAGTAAGTCTGTGCTTTCTTTACTAGGGTTGGTAATAGTTCCAGGTCTTATAGCTCTTAATCCAGCGTCTCTACCATCTCTTAATATTCCATAAGGAGTTCCGTCTTTATTATTAAGAACATACTCTAATGAAACATTTTCAAAACTTCTCATATTAGAAATATCACCTTGGTCAGAAATAGGCATACCACGACTACCACCGTCACCTAAATATGTTCCTAGACCTGCACCTGTTATTTCTACAGATTCATCTCCCAATCCTAATGTTTTTATAACACCAACATATTCAGCTGAAGTCAACATAGCTGAATCATTTAACTCATCTTCAGTAACTCTTGAAGGAACAATGACTATTTGGTCCCAAGCGTCAATACTGTTTAAAACTGAGTTAGGAAGTTTGTTGTAATCTAGTTGTACATTAAATGACCCTTGAGCCATTAATTTTTCTGTTACTGACATTAAGACTTCACCAACTTCTGATATTCATAAACATTATCAAAGTATTGGTCTCTTACTGAAGTGGCAGAGTCTGCTGAGTTAACAGATGAGTCTTCTTGTGCTAATTCATATCCAATAAAAGCTTTCATTTGAGAACCATTTTTATGCATCATTTCTCTTCCAACATCAAATAGTAAAGAAGAAGCAGCACTGTCTGGACTACCTAATATCCATTTATTTCCATCAGAAGGTGAAGATGTATTATCAATAATATAACCTGTACCTGTAGCAGCATCTGTTCCTGAATAAGTTGATAATGATAAATTAAATCTACTTGCTGTAAACTGATTAGCTACTATTGATACATGGTGTGAGCCACGTCTTAATGTAAAATCTACTACTAACCTACCGTCTTTGCTATCAGCATTTAGGTAAGTAGTACATCTTACAGTTGCACATTCTGGGTGATTTTTTAGTATCTGCATAGTTCTCCAACCAAGCCAGTTTGTTGCAAGGTGGTCACTACCAGAAGGAGCTCCTCTAGTAAATGCCCATGTCTTACTTGATTGATAGTCAGAGACATCAAATATGTAAGTATTAAATAAAGCTTGAGTTGTTGAAGCACTAAATTCTACTTTTACTAATCCATTTTCTATAGTTAGACTTCCAGGTTTATTAGTAGAAAATAAACCACATCTTATTTCTTCACCAGTATCTGTCAAAGTTTGTACGTTATTACTTGTAGAAGTAAATCCTTTATAATAAGTTCCTGTTTTTATTAAACAAGCTCCTTTATAAAAGTCTTCAGGCTCTACATGGTATTGAGCATTAGCAGTTCTTAAATTATTATCAGTTTTAAGTCTTAAAGTTGTAGTTGCACCAGTAGCAGTACTTGTTTCATCTTTAGCTAATCTTGTACCATCTGTTGGTTCACTAGGATGATAATAATTATAATGGTCACCAGGTGCAGCATGAAACTGATTAGTAGTGCTAGTTACACTATGGTCATTATCTAATAATGCACCAGTAAATCTTGATTCAAATACTACTTCTCCAGACCTACCTAAGTATTCAAAATCAACACTATAACTCAGTCCACCACGTTGATACCTTTTAGTTTGAATATTAGAAGAATTAACTTTTACATATCCGTCATAAGTTGAGTCTCCGTCATACCTGAATGGGACTGTTAAACCATAAGAAGCTAAAGATACTAATTCATCTCTAATATATTTGATATGTTCTAAGGTAATTTCTTCTCCACCCATTTTACCTTGGATGCTTAAAGTTCTACCACCATCTCCAGATTCAAATGATAATGAACCAGGTGATGTGAAAGATAATCTACCTATATGTACTTTAAAAGCCATTATCTCCTCGACAATCCAGTTCCTGAAACGCCTTCCTTTTCAAGATTAACTAATGCTTTCTGTATTTGAACTGCTGCCTTTCTAGCCTGTATTGGGTCAGTAGGGACACCAGTTACATTTACATTGACATTTCCTACAGTTATACTACCACCTCTTTCAGAACCTTGAGGTGTTACTCTTAATCCACCACCAGGAAGTGCTGTTACAAACTCTGGTCCGTATTCACCAACAAGTGCTCTTTGGAAAGGTTTAACTGCACCTCCATACTTTCTCTTCAATACATATCCATATTTTTTATCACCAAGATTATCAAGCATTCCTATAACTTTTGAATATAGGTCGTTAATGTAACTTTGGTTACCTCTACCTATTTGGTCTTGATAATTTAATCTATGGTCATCATTAGGTGATACCGTTCTACCAGTTGAAGGTTGAATAGGAATACCTCTGTTAGCACCAGTTACTCCTAGTGGATATCCAGACATTCCTAAGTCTTCCAATACTTTTTCTACTCTTGATATATTTTGACCAGTTGCTCTGTTGTAAACATCTATTAAATCTTGACGAACTTTTAAGTCGTATTCTTTTTGATTAATTCCTAATCCCTTGTCTTTTTTGTAGTTGTAAGTAACTTTTTCACTGTCAGATAATCTTGATAAGTCACCCATACCAGTTAACTGCATACCAGTACCACCAAGTACAGTTGCACCATAGTTTTGAGATGCTCCTGAACCTTCTGCTTGTGGTATAGAGGAAGTATCTGAAATACCTAAATTTTCTAATTGTTGTTGTGAAAAGTTTATCTGACCTGCTGTGTCTAAGTTTGTTGCTACTCCAAGATATGACTGAATTGCTCTTGTGTAATCAGCAAATGTAATTTCCTGTCCTTTATCAATTCTTGACAATGCCATTTGGCTAGCTGTATAGTCATCTAAGCTTTCAAATACACTTCTATCTCCACCAGATGTTTTACCTGCATCTACTGCTGAATTTTTTAATGCAGTACCAGCTCTCATGTTGGTAAGAAGTGGTGCTAAAGCAGTACCTTGAAATAATTGATTAAATTCTTCAGCTGTTGCTACTGCATTCCTTCTATTCATTGCATCATCTGCGGCAGATTCAAAAGACGTATCTCCAAGTAAATCTAATGATTGTACATGAGCAAAAGCTGCGTTAGCTTCTGTAACAATTTCTCTGATTGCTTGTATAGCTCTATCAGCACCAGTCTCAGTTGCAGTTACAAAATTGTCTGTTTTTTGTTTAATTAAATCTATAGTGCTTCCAACTCCACCATACCCTTGTACTATGGCATCAAATAATTCTGGTGAGCTTTTAGCAAATTCTGCAAACTTATCTCTAGCATCTGCATACTTCATTTCAGCAGTAAATACATTTTCAGTAGCAGCATCTAAGTTGTCATAAGCAGTTTGTAATTCATAACTTGAGTTAGCAGCTTCATCAAGAAGAGTTATATTTTCTTCTCTTAAAGAAATTAGTTCTTGGTCAACCTCTCTAGCTTCTTTTTCAGTCTCCTGTAATTTCTTTTCAGCTTCAGCTAGTTTTAATATTTCGACACGTTGTTCGTCAATAGTTTTATTAGTACCTTTTAGCTCAGCTAGTTTTTCTTCGGCTACTTCAACATCTAATGCATCAACAATGCCTGCTTCAGCTGCTAGTCTTAATTCTTCTAATTCTTTTTCAGCATCAGCAATTGCTTTACGCTCAGAAGCAGACTTCTTACCACTCATATCTCGTTTCAATTGGTCTATAGATATTTTTTGTTGAAGAATGTTTAGTTCTTCAGTCATAGTGATATTGTTTTTACGTCCTTCTAATTCTGCTTTTTGTAAAGCTATTTGATTTTTAAGTATTCTTTCACTTAATGAAGCATTCTTTCTCCTAGTAGCCATAAGTGCTTGTTCAGACTTTTGTACGGCATAGTTTGCAGCAGTAACACCTCTTTGAGCACTTGTTACAGCAAACATAGTAGCTAAAGCTTTTTGTAGCCCACTAACTGCTTCTGGTATAGTCATTAATAAGACTTGACCTTCTTCTATGGCATCATTAATTACAGTTGTAAGTGCATCTCTTATAGTTCCGTCTTCATTAAAAATACCTAATGCTATACCTTGTGCTAATGGTTCACCAAGTACTTCAGCAGTTAATTTAGAAGGAGAACCCTCTTTAATGTAATATCTAGTAGCATCAATTGCATTTTTCATAGTTCCAACAAATACTTGTTCAAGCTGATTACTATTTTGTTGTATTCCCATGATGATACCTTCAGCTGCATTTTCACCCATAATCAAACCAGACTGTTGCATTTTTTCAATTTCTTGTTCGCTTATACCTAAGTCTTCAGCTTTAAATGGAGCTACTCTAGTTAAAGAAGCTTCAAGTGTAAATGCAGCAACTGGGTCTTTAAGTAAATCAGCTAGTACTTCTTCGGCTGCTAAACCTTGTTCTGCTATATCTTTAGCAAGCATTGGTGCAATAGTAGAAAGTCTCTTGACATCGTTCTGGAAATTTTTAAGTCTTGTTTCTTTAATAACCATTTCCTCAATCATTCTGTCAACACTCTTACGTATAGTTTCAGGCATTCCTGAAAATACAGAAGCTAAATTGCCTGAAGCTTTTTGTAGTGATTCATTTAATGATTTTTCAAATTTAGTCATTTGGAATTCGAGTAATCCCAACTGTTTAGCACTTTGTTGTGCCTGTGCTATTTGTTGTTGTTGGTAAACTCTACTTGCATTTGAAACTTCTCTAATAGCTCTTGCCCTGTCTTTTTCAGGGTCAATGTCTTGCATTATGACACCATTTTGTTTTAGGAAGTCTGCTTGTTTTTTCAATCCTTCATTTTGCATTTGTATAAATGTAGAATTAGAATCCGCTAAATCATCTACTGCACCTACACCTTGACGTCTTGTAACTTCAGCTAATAATATATATCCATTTAATGCGTCAATAGAAGCTTCTATATCTGCACCCTTTAAATCATCTTTTAATATAGAAAACAAAGGAGTCTTGACAATTTGCATGGTAGTTGCACCATATTGACCTGCAATCATCTTTTGTTGTTCAGTAAATACATTTACATATTCTTCACCGTTCTTAGTAATAATTTCATATTGCATTCCAATATCTTTAACTTGGTCACGTAAAGTGTTTTTATCTAATAAACCAAATGAAGCTGAGTCTTGGAATATTCCAAAAGCATCACCCATATCTGCGACAATACCTTCAAAATCTTGACCAGCTTGTTGTGCAAATTGTGCAAGCATTTCTCCAGCTGCTAATTCTTGTTCTAATAGAGCAAGTCTTTCTCGTTCTTCTTTAGACAATACATTCGCACCTCTTAAGTCATCAATCTCTTGTTGGGTTTCTTCAAAGTTTTGTACTGCTGTTAATAATGAATTAACTGTACTGTTTTCAAAATCTTGTATCTGCCTACCAACCATCATGTAATATTCTTCTAAGTCGAAAGTAGTCCCTAATGCGTGATTAATAGCATCTAATCTAGCTGAAACGTCTATTCCTTTTTCAGTAGTTTCTAGTAATAAACTTTTACCTAGTTCAGCTGTAGATTTATCTATGTTAAATGCAGCCTCAGCTATACCTTTATCCATATCTATAAGCTGTTGAGTATAAGTATCTACTAATGCTTGGTCAGGTGTTGCTTTTTGTAATTCTTCATCTAAGGCTTCTTGTATTAAATCTCTTTGTAAACCGCTGAATACCATTTGGTCTTGTAAATCAATAACTGCTTTAATTTCGTCACCGATTTCTCTAATAGCAGCAGATGTCTTTTTAGCGTTTTCCCACATCTTCATTAAGTAACTAAATACAGCTGTTGTAGCAACCATTATTGCCATACTGGATAGAAGTGACATAAAAGCAGCTTTCAGACCCATTATTGCATTACCTAAGCTTGTTGTGGCTATTTTAAATGCTTGACTGCTTTGAGCAGATGACATCAATGCTTGTTGATTTGCCATAAGTGCTTTACGTTTCATAGTCAAAGCTTTTATTAAAGCTCTAGTTGTTCCTACAGTTTTTGCTTGTTCTGCATTAAATCCTGCTAGTCCTTTTATAGCAGGACCAATTTGTCTAGCAGTAGCACCAAAACTTGACCTTTGAAGTCCTTTTTCAGTTCCCGCTCCAACAACCTGTGTGTTAGGTAGGAATCTACCTGATGCTTGTTTAACTGCATTCTTTTCTAATTGTTTATTGACTTGTGCAAGTTTAGTTTGTGTTTCATTAAGTTCGCCTTGAATTTCGTTTTGGTTACCTTTTATCGAAGCAGTAACTTTTTCATCAACTTGTCCCATTTTTTGAACTTCTGTAACAACTTCTTTAAGTTCTTTATGATAAAGTTGTACACCATGAGCTGCATCATTAAAATCTTGACCCAAGTTATCCATTTCATCACCAAGCTTTTTAATATTTAACTTAGTTTGGTCAACAGAGTTTCTTAAATCATCAACTTCCTTTTCAGCTTTTATAAATGCATCAGTACCTTGGTCAGTTCTTGAAGCAAGTTCTTTTTGTGCCGATGCTAGTTCCCTTTCTTGTTGCTCTAAAATATTTAGCTGTGTTGTTAACTTAGAACCCTGAAGTTTCAAGTGGTCCATATCTTCTGCATCAATACCTTCAAACTCACTTACATCTGGTGCATCAGTTTGAGCTCTTGACGTTTTAGCTTTTAGTTCCTCTGCTCTTTTAGACATATTTCCAGTAGCAGCTTGATTTTGCTTTTGTTCTTCTGTAGTAATTTTAGATTGTAATTTTGCTTCTTGTTCAAGAAGAGCTTTCTTTTTCTTTTCAAGTTCTAATTGTTTAGCGTTCTCACCAGTATTTTTGGCTTCCTCACCATTTATAGCTTGAAGTATTCTTAGACGGTCTTGCTCTGCTGTTGTTAAATTACGAGATACACCATCTTCTTCTACTGTTATATCAGATACATCTCCAGTAGGTAATACTCCACCAAATTTATCTAACAGTTCTTTATTTGCTTTATGGTCAAAAGCGTCTATACCTTGTAGCTCAGCTACATTAAGAATATTTGCCATACCAGCAGTATTTCTACCTAAAGAAGCTTGTTGTGCTAAATAGTTTTCCCTATTAAAGTCAAAAGTTTTATCACCAGAACCCATCAAATCTAATGACCTAGCAAAATCTTTTCTTTCTCCTTTACCTCTTAGTCCATCTCCTCTAAGCCTTAAAGCACCATCTATTCCAGTACCTGTTATACCAGCTGTCATTGCTGCCATATTTAACTGAGACATTTTTTTGAAGGAAGTATATGCAAAGTTTGCTGATACTGCAAAAGCTGCCATACCCTTACCAATGGCTGCTAAATCATCTCGTGTTGTACCACCAACAATTGTTGTTAAAGTATCTAATAATTCATTTAATGGTTTTAATGTATTGTTACCTATTTCTATACCTAAAGCAGTAACATTATTTCTAAGTATTCCCATTTGAGAAACAACAGTTGCATATCTTTTTTCTGCCTCTGTTTGTAAAGCAGTATTTAAAGCAAATTCTTCATTAGCAGAACTCATTGCTTCTTTTACATCATCTGAAGCCATAGCCATAGAACGTAACGCTCTTAATGTTCTTTGCTGACCTAATCCTAATTCGTCTAATAACTGAACTGTGTTTGCACCAGCATTACCAACTTGTTGTAATCCATCTAAGAATGCAACAAAAGCTTGTGCTGGAGATGCCTCTGCTAAATTAGCAAAAGACTCTGATGACATATTTGCTACTTTTGCAAATATAGAAAGTTCCCTACCACCTTCCATTACGGCAGTAGCCATAATGTCTAATGACCTAGCAACAGCAGTAGAACCAGCTTGTGTTTGCTGACCTACTTGTTTCAAAGCAGCTGCTAAAGCTAATGAGTCAGCGGCAGTGTTAGATGTTGGTGATTCTAATACTTCTAATGCAGAAGCAATTTTCATTGCTGTATTTACAATCTCACCCTCAGTCGCAGCAAATTCGTTACCTAATCTAACTAATACAGAAGCTAAGTTGCTTAAATTCTTTTCTGGAAGTCTTGTTATAGCTGCTAAACGTGATAATGCAAAGGAAGCATCTTCTGCTGACATAGTTGTAGCAACTGTTAATTGAGAAATAGTTTTTGTAAAGTTTGTTATAGCACCAGCAGATATACCTAACTGACCACCAATTTCACCAATTCTTGCAAGTTCATTTGCAGCCATTGGAGTTGTACGAGATAAGTCTATTAAGTTTTTAGATAAGGATTTAAAGTTAGCTTCTTGATTTTTAGCTGCTGACCCTGTAAATGATAATGTTTTTCTAACACCAGCAAATGAATCTTCAAATTGTACTGCTGCTCTACTAGCAAAAGAAAAAGCTGAGAATGCACCTGCACCAACAGCTGCGAATGCAGGTAAGAAAGATGCCATGGAGCTAGCAACTGTTGCAGTCTTACGTTGAAGACCGTTTAACTCATTTGCTATACCTTTAGTTGCTTTAGAAAGTGATGCGTTGTTGGATTGAAACTCCAACATCACCTTAATAGATGCGTCTTTTAAAGCCATGTCCTATCTCGTTTTACCTTGTCCTTTGCTCTCCTTTACAAATTGGTCAAGTGATACTTGCTTTCTGGGTCTATTGCGTCCTCTGAGTCTGTCGAGTTCTTTTTTGACCCAACCTTTAGGTGGTTCTGCTCCTACTTCAGATTTGTAAGTAGTTCCTTCTTGTGCTGCATTAAAAAATGGAGCATAAAAAACAGATTCATCTACAGGAAGATTCACAAGTAATAACATGAATCGTCTCCAGGTTATTATACCTGGGTCTTCTATAGAATAGTGTCTTTGAAAATCCGCCTCTACTTGAGACCATCGATAAATTATTTCAATAGTCTCGAAAGTTATTTTGGGGTATCGTCGTCACCTTCTTCAGGTTCAACATCAACTTCTTCATCTGTGTCTTGAACTATTTGATACTCTTCTAATAAGTATTGCAACAAATCTTCTAACTGTTGCCATGTAGCACCTTCATCTAATATCTCTTCCATAGTGTCTTCACCAACAATTGATGCTAACCATTCTGGAACAGCAGCTGTAGGCATAGTTCCTGATTCATCCATCCAACGCATTTGTGCTAAAACAGTTCTAGCAGGTAACGCAGGAGGAAATGTATAGATTTTTTCGTTTAATTTAACCTGAATAGGTTCCTGCTTTGCTTCCTTTTCTGCGGAATCAAAGTCTTTATATCTTTTGTCAGCCACGCCGACCTCCAATCGTAATCATTATTATTTAATTTTTAACTATCTTAGTTAATGTCGAATACATCAGAGTCATTTGTATTATCAATGATTCTGAATAATTCTGTGTATTGTGACACGGATTTTGGTTTAAGTACTTTAAACTCAACTCCGATAACAACTTTTTGAGGTGCTTTTTGATGAGCCATTGAGAAAGCTCCAACGTTAATTGCACGTGGAATCTCAACATGTCTATCAGCACCAGCAGGTCCGTCAACAATTAACAATAATGATTTCTCATCAAAGTCATCTGTTGAAGGTGGTTTAATTGCATTATATCCTGAGACATAACCATTTGAACCGTCACCAGTTGTTATTGTTCCACCACCAAGAGCTACTTGAATGTTAGCTTGTGAAGCTTGTGCAAGTTCACCAGTTAATCTAACTTCTTGAGCAGTCTTGAAGGTAGCAATTGGGTCAATTTCTTCTGCGACCATGATGTCTTCAAATGTTTTATCCATTTCAAGTGTCCATCCGTCTTCAGAATACCCAACGTCAACCCAGCTAGCAGCAGGGTCAGCCCATGCGTTAGCTCCGTCATCTGTTGGGAATGCTACATAATCGCCAGATGCATTACCATCATTAGCAATTGCTGCAACATAAAGTACACCAGTACCAACAATAACTTCAGATATTGTACCATTTGTGCTTGGCATAATTATCTCCTAATTATTCTTCTTCTACTTCAGTATCTTGCAAGACACTGCCTTCAGAGGCAAAGTCTTCAATGTCAGAACCATCCACATAGTCATCTGAAGTATCATTGTCTTCCTCTTCAGCGACTTCCTCGTCTGAAATCAATAAAGGATAACTTTTACCACCAAGGGTCCAAGTTTTTTCCTTTAATCTATCCCAGTCTTTGGACTCAATTTCCACCCACTCGTTTTGACTGAACATAATGCCAGTCACCACGTCTTTGGCTTTGTTCTGTGAGAACAAAGGATTAATCTTCACTTTGACTTTACTGTCTTTTCCAAACATAAGGTCTCCTATACCGCCCTGTACATCATACTCAATGCTATTGAGTACCTACCTAACCCAGTGGCAGTTTCTTCTACTCTGGTAGGCATCTGCATTATTTGAAACCCGTAGATTTTTGCTCTCAACGGAGTATCATCATCAGATGTTATATACCCATTACTATAGTTGAAAGCTGACTGAATCACGGCATTTGCTAGCTCATATGCTTTACCATAATCAGGTGTACCAGTGTTACCAGCACCACCCCATTTTCCTGCAAAACAGTCCATTGGCATTAATGCTGCCTGCATATGAACTTCAGAAATAGGATTTACTAATTGACCACCTGCTCTATATAAAGTTAAAAAAGGTAAAGAAGCTTCTCTAGGTAATCTTGTAGCTATATTTTGTCCGACAATATCAGTTATTGCTGTTTGACCTAAAGCCCACTTTCTAAGAATAATTTCTGCGTCAGGCGGTACTTTCTGTCCTGTATCTAATGTATTAGGCATGTTTTAATACTAACTTATTTGATTAAAGTTTATGTTATTACCGCAATCTTGACTTAACGTAGAATATTATGTCGTATTTACTTCCTGCATTTATTGAAGCTAATTCTGCACCTAATGCTCTTACTGAACCCATATCTATAATACGACTTCCACCACCAAATCTATCACCTAATGACTTACCAGACCTTTTGGTTAATTGTCCTGTTGCTCTTTTACCATAATCTGTAGTTGGGTCGAATACTGCTAATATTTCTTGAATTACTCTGTCATCATCTTCTACTGCTAAAAAATAGTGCAATAAGTTAAACATATCATCATCTTTATAGCATGCTGTTGTTAACTTAGTTAAAGCGTTTGTTAATTTAGGAGTACCTCTACCTGCACTATCACCAGTTAATGATTGAAAACCACCATCATTATTTACAACAGAAAAATTATCTGCACCACCACCATGTGACTTAACATAGCTTCTTATATCTTTGTAGTACCTTATCATAGCTTTTGATTCACTAGAACCTAATTTTTGGTCTAGTGCTTCTAAATAGTCACTAGCACTATGTATTTCTCTTGCGTTACCACCAGTACCAGACACTAAACCTTTAGAAATTCTTGATAAGTTTTTAAATGCTGATTTTGAAGTTTCATCACCATACTTATTAGATTTACTTTTATTTATATTTGCACCTACACCAGGAATATCATTTAATCCAGCGTTACCTTTAATAGTATTTTGTTTTAAGTCTCTAAAGTTTTTAATTGTCCTTGATTGTTCATCACGTACTTTTACAACTCTTTGCTCACCATTTACAGTTACAGTAGCTTCTCTAATTGACGGCTCATCTAAAGGCATTTGTACAACATTTTCTGACCTTGAACCTAAACTTGTTCTTCTGTATAAAGGATTACCATTAGCCTGTGTACCTACTAATTCAAATTTATAACCTAGTGATTGTTCTATAGCTCTCATCTCTATTTTTCCACCAGATGTTATTTCGTCAAATATATCATCAGCTAAAGATTTATCACCTTTCATTAATGCTTCGTAATATTTTTTATGTTTAGCTTTCATCATTACAGGTGCTAAAGGAAATTGTTTTCCTGTTCTATTACCAGAGCCTCTAATGACACCTTCTATTTGTTTATTAATATCATCTAATTTTTCTTTTACAACAGGATGACTAGCATTTAAATTACCTAAAACTTTTACTCTTGCTTGGTCAGCAGCATCAGCATATGCTTGTTCATACAACTTATCAGTTTCATATTCAAGGTCATTCAAAGCTCTACGCTTTGCTTCACCTTTTAAATTTGTATTAGCATCAATAGCAGCTTTCTTTTGTCTCATTTCTTTAACAATATTAATTTCGATACCTTTTTGAATTTTTGATAATTCTTCTATATAGTCAGGAAATAAAGCTTCTTCAGCTTCAGCAACAGCTTGTGAAATAATATCATCTTCACTCCAAACACCACCCTTGACTCTAAAATTTTGTCTTCGTAATTGTGTAGGGTCAAGTTGCCTTCTGTTTCCAAACTCATTTCTACCTAAATCATTACTTAAATTTTGCGTTTGTCTTCTTCTAGCATCTGACTTAGCAAAAGCACCAGACACATAATATTCGTCTGATAAAGGCATATCTCCACTTAAAGGTTTTAGATTCGCTTTTAAGTCTTCCTCTAGTTTTTGAAATTCGTTTTTAAATTCAGGTGGATAATCTTTACGGTCTAATTTATAAGACAACCTATTGCCTGCTTCATCAGTAAAGTAAATTGTATTTTGTCCTTTTCTTAATGCATTATAATTTCCAGCTTGAATCAAATTTTCAGATACACTTATGTCATCAAATTTAACTTTATTACCATCGACAACTCTAGGATTTCTTGCTCTTCTTAAATCTTCTTTAAGAATATCTCTTACTCTGTTATCCACCATTAATGTATAACCACCTTTTTTAGATGTTGCTTGATTCTTGTCTTTGTTGTAGTTTGAAATAGCTTTTGTTTGTCTTGACCTTAAGGTGCCCATAACATCTGCTTTACGTTTAGAAAATTCTAATTTAGCATCAATGCCTAATTTGTTAGCTGCTTTTTGAGCTGCTTTGTGAACAAACATACTTCTTGCATAAACATATCTATCTGAACGATTTTTAAGAGTTCTATTTCTATCAGTAGCTGGTCCACCATATTCTATTTGTTCAATATCTCTAAGTCCTTTATGTTGATAAAGTTCTATACCATAAGCTAAGAAACCACCTTTAGGATTTTTCTTATGAAGGTTTTTTCCGTCAATAAGTCTTAAGCCTTTTATAATATCTGGTCTTGAAGCAATATAGTTATGCTCTTTAATATTGCTAGATGAACGAACAGTTCTGTAATTGTTTTGGTCTATTTGATTACTTATTTCGCTATATTCACCAGTAGAATCTTTTAAAGTACCTCCAGAAATAAATTCTTCACTTCTAATAAATTTTCCATCTTTGTCTACAATCTTTCTATATTGTGTTTTCTTTGAATCTTTTGCATACTTCATTTCATCTGGACCAATGTGAATATCAGAACCACCAAAAAATGTTTCAAATACTTGCATTTCACCATCATATAAATCTATACCTAAAGCCTTAGACAATACTTCGTTTACTTTAGCTTGCTGTGAATGTGTTTGGTCTTCTCCAAACATAGTACGTGAACCTGTACCTCTTTCAGAAGGTACATCATAACCAATAGTTACTGGTACATCCCTTAATACAGTTTGTCTACTTGAATTATTTTTTGCGTATATAGGCATATATGATGCTATATAGTCTTCATTAATTGGGACATTTTCTTGTCTAACTTCCTCCCTGTACTCTGTTACAGTTCCTAGTTGAGTTTTTTTAGGATTTAATTTTTCATGCTTTCTTAATGTATTCATTATGTCGTCACTTAAAGCATTGTATTTTCGCATAATATCATCTGGGTCACCACCTTCTTCCATTGCTTTAATTAAGTATGTCATCTCAGGAGCACTTGCACCAGACTGTGCTAATTTTTGAAGGACATCTGTTCTTTTAGATAAATATGAATCTTTCTTTCCTCTTTCTCCATCTGCAAACCCAGCATCTTTACGAGTAGTTCTCATTCTTCCGCCCTTCATAATTGTTCTTGCTTGAGTTGCATAAGGGTCAGGAGCACCAGTAATTGCTTCAGCTAAAGCCATACCAGCCCAAGTAGGTCCAATACTTCCAGCTTGTTGCAATTCTCTCATTATGTTTCTTTGTGTTCTATTGACGTTAGTAAATTCCATTTCAGTAGTAGTGAAAAAGTTCATCATGTTACCTAACGCATTTCTTGAAAACTGACCACCTTTAACACGCATATACCTACCAAAAGGACCACCGCCTTGAGGTAAAACTTTACCCTGAATTTTACCAAAAGCTCTACCACCTACAACCCAACCATAACGAGCTGCAATAGAACGTACTAAACTATCAGAAGTAACGAAAGCAGAAACAGTGTTAAGTGTTTGTAGAACACCATACATATTGTTAGATAGATTATTTAAGAAACCAGTTTTCATACCGAATGATTTCATCCAGTTGTAATATCTTAAACTTTTAAATAACCTAGCTTCTTGTTGTTTAGATATGAGTATGTCTTTTCTACCTTCAGAAACATAGGTAGTTTTAGATGTAACAATTGTCTCACCAAACTCATTGGCTACTTTGGTTCTATTAAAGTCAGCCATTATTCAAAGTAAATTAATTCAGCTTGTACTGAGAATAATCTTCCTACTCTGTTATGGGTTTTTCTGACACTGCTAACTTCGTAATATTTATCTTCACTATCATGATAAATTCTGTCAGATGATTTTAAATCTACAGAACCAGTAAAGTAAGCTGTCCAGTTTTGCACTACAGTATTTCTACCATCTCGGCTTTCAACTTCACTTAAAAAAACTAACCTGCAAGGTACATTTGTGCTTGAATTAGTCCATACATCTGAATCTAAACCACGAGAATCAATATTAGAACCAGTAGTTCTTTGAATGCTAACTCTATGTATTAATAAACGTTCGGGATATGAGCCTGCCATACTATAAATCTAGCAGTTCGATTACGAAGTTAAGTTATTTAGTCTTCTCTTAGACCTACGCTCTTTTCTTTGACAGTTCTTACAAAATAAAGAGAAACCATCTTTCATAGACCTGTTTTTGTTAAAAGACTTAACTGATAAGGATTGTTTACACATAAAGCAAGTTTTTCTTTTGACTTCTTCTTTTTCATCAATAATCTGCTCCTGACAAGTTTTACAGTATCTGTTGTATCCATCTTGATACTTTTGACTTCTGTTATATGCACTAATAGGCTTTATAATTTCACACTTATAACATTTCTTTTCATCTTTGTCAGCAGATAGATACTCTTCTCTAGCTTTATCACATTGTTCTTTTATCCTGGAATCTTTCATCATCCATGTTCTAAATCTATCGTATCCTACTGGTAGTCCTTTGTATAGGTCACGGTTGGTTAGAGTAGATTCACCGTTTCTAATTCTTTCTACAACTATATCAACAATCTTTGGGTCTATTTCTGATAATGGAACTATGCCTGCTTCTTTTCTTATTTGCCTTACACGCTCTACTGAAACACCCCAATCATCTGCAAAATCTTTTAACTTATAGTTAGGGTTGGCTTTGAATAGTTCCTTAGCCTCTTCTATTGATGGTGTCTGCTTATTAGGCATTATACAAAATAAGATTTCCTATAAGGTGAAAGTAAATTCATATCAGATTGTGTTAAAGGTGCTGTTGATAATGCTTCAACACCTATTCCATAATCAGCTGAATAGTCACCTATTCTTTCTGACATTGCCATATTAAAATTACCAGCAGTAGAGGAACCTTGTGCAGATATTTCTCCAGGTTCTTGTTGTGATGAAACTGACAATATATTTTCTAATAATCTAGCAGAAGCTCTTGCAGAAACCATTTTAATTTGTATTGGTAAGTCAGTAGATAGACCTCCACCAAATGCTGTATATCCTGATACGTAAGTAACTACAATGTTTTGTTCTTTAGCGTAAGACCACCTTTTACCTAATCTTCTTAACCTACCACTGTCATAAAAAACAAAATCAGCAGAATTACCTTCTGTTAATGTTGTCTCATCTTCTACTACAGAAGTAATAGAGCGTACAGGTAAGTGTCTTAAGAATATCTCGTGAGTTTGGTCACCAGTAAATGTCTCGGTTTTAGTACCATGTGTCAGTTCATAACCAACATATTGGTCAATAGCGGCATCTACAAAAGGTATGAGATTGTTTGTTAAATGAGTCTCTAAGCTTGAATCAAAGTCTATTTGGGTATAAGACTCTACATCAGCTGCCGTTGAGAAAGCCATTTAGACCTCCTACTTGTCTTCGACGTCTTTTTTAACTGCTTTATCTTCTACGTCTGATTTTTTAACTGCTTTTTCAGCTGGAGCCTTTTTAGCTGGAGCTTTTTTAGCGGCTTCTTTTTTCTTAGGAGCAGCTTTTTTCTTACCCCAACCTTGCTCTTTGAGCCATTCAGTAGGGTATTCTTTACCAGCTTTAGCAACTAAATCTGCTTGAGAAGTTGGCACATCAACTGGGTCACCTTCCCAAAGCTTTCCATCAGGTAGCTTATAAATGTTCTTTTCTGGAATTGTATACATAATGTTTAATCCTAACTTATAAAATAAAATTACTTGGTATTAGAAAAGGGCTTCCGAAGAAGCCCTTATTCTACACTATCGTCTAAATCAAACTTAGAAGTTTGTTATAGAACAGAAAGCTGTTGGTTTATAGACCACAAAGCCCATTCTCATGGTTAATCTGATAGCTAGTTGATTCTTCGCAAAGAAGTCACTGTGGCTGTCAGAAACTGCAAGGTCTACACCTTGTCTCATGACAATTTGAGCAGCATCGCCACCACCGAATTTACCAACTAATGCGGTACCTTCTGCGATTGCTGTGCTTGGAACTACTTTAAGACCCCAAAGTCTTGCAGCAACGTCTCCACCAAAGCCACCAGCGGCGACGATTAATGGGTTTTTGCTTGCATAACCAGCTGAGGATGTTCCTGCTTGGTCTGTTACTGCTGTAACGATTTGATACCAGTCACTTGGGTGCATAACTACTGCATCAGGCTCTACGAAAGAGTCTTTTCTGATTTCAGTAATTGCTTGATACACTTGTCCAAGTCTGTTCAATTCTCCAGAGTATGAAGAATAGTCAAATGTGTTAATACCAGATTTTTGTAATACACCAGTCAAGTTTGGAGCTGAACCATTACCGTTTAGTAATTGGTTGTCCATTCTTAATCTCATCATAGTTGTGAGACGTGAATTAACATATCCTTGGATACCAGAAACGTCAGCTAACAATTCGTCAGTTACAGGTAAGAAAGTAGCAATCTTTCTGATTGATTCTGTTCTCTCTGTAAATGCCAATGCACCTTCATTTGCATAGGAGATATCTCCTGATTCTGCAATTTCACCTGCATTGTTTGTGAATGTTGTCTCTTCAAGATATACATATGCATTTTGGTCTGTGTTGATTTGGTCAAACAATCCAATGATTGCATTTGGGTCTCTTAAAGCTGTCTCTAATATTCCAGGTGCTCTTAATGACTCTGGTGGATAACCTGTGGTATTTAAAGTTGTTTTAAATTCTGCTTGAGAATCTACGCCTTTGACACCATTGCTTAAGTAGTTATTATAAGCATCAGTGTTTGTGAATTGCTCACCGATTGATTTTAAACCAGCTGGAGCTTCTTCCACTACAGGAAGTTCATTAACAACTTCGTTGTCAATTTCCATAGCTTTTTCATTAGCAGCTTTTGATTCTTCAATCTTAAGCTCATCTAATGAACTAGCAAGTTCTTCGTTAAGACCTTTGATTTTCTCTTTTTGGTCTGCGGAGTACTTGCCGTCTTCAGCTGGAGCATCAAATACAGATTTAAGCTCTTCACGAGATTTAGATATACCTTCTCTAAGCTCTTCTACTTTACTCACTGTAAATTATCTCCTATTAGATTACTTATACTTCGTCAGCTTGAGCTTCTACATCAATAGCATCTGCTATCAATCTTTGGCTCTCTATCCACACTTCGTCGTCAAGCTCATCATCTTCAACTGATTCTGTGTTATCTACTGGAACTTCTTCAGTAACTTCTTCTACTTCATCAGATTCTTCAGGATTCTCTGAATCTTCTTCTGGTTCGACAGCTACTTCTTGAGTGTCAACTGAATCTGTTGGTTCTTCTACAACATCTTCAATTTCTTCAGCTTGTTCGTCCTCTAAGTCGAGTTCTAAAGCACCTTCGGTTCCAACTTGGTCAATGAATTGGTCAATTTCTGTCCATGCATCTGACAAGTCTTCTTGAACAGCCCTTAATGCTTCAGTGGCTTTGACTCCTAATTTCCTTCCATCTTTGGCACGTAACATCGCAATGGCGTTAGTTCGTGTCATCAAGTCATGTAACGCAGCAAGCACGTCCTTGACCTCATCTGAGAAAGTTTTAGAAACTTCCTCTGAATTCTCTATATCATCAGACTTCTTCATATCTTTGGCACATTTACCAGTTTTGTTATAGTCACAATGTCCATAACCTTTTTCGTCTGATTCTTCAGATACTGCTGGAGAACAACAATTGTCTCCATCACAGCAACCTGATTTTTCTTCTTCAGTTTGTTCTTCTTCAGGTTCAGGCTCTTCATTCTCTAAAAATGTAGAATGACCAAGTACACCTTTTTCAGAAGCCATTTCCTCTAATAGTTCTTTATTAGATTTAATAGCCATTGTGTATGTATCTTGATTAGCACCTACTAGAACAGGAGATACTTCGTAAACTGATAAGTCTTTTAAGTATCTTGCGTCAACATCCTTATCACCGCTCTTGAATTTACCTCTTTCTGAATCGTTAACTCTATAACCAAAAGACCATTGTTGTAGGTCTCCCATAGCTTTAACTAAGTTATAAGCTTCTTTTCCAGATTCTGTATCCATAAAAAATGAACCTTCAAATGTAGCTTTATCGCCATCTTGTTTGATTTCACCTTTACCAATTGGCATATCCCATTTATGAGCCCATACCATTGGAACTGAACCTGACTTAAATCCTGATTTGATAGCTTCTGGAATGACTACATCGCCATCGCTATCTAATGTATTGAAGACTGAGAATACAGCGGAGACTTTTCCTTCACCGTCTGCTTTAAATTCTAAGTCGATATTTTTAATTTCACTCACGAGTGCATCTCCTATATAAACTGTTAACAGATTTATTTAGGTGCATATATAAAAAACTATAACAAATAGTTATAAAGTGCGTGGTATTTACTTAGTGATATCTTTTATAACAGTCAATTTAGAGATTGGCATAGTGACTTTTCTATCAGTCTTTTTATGACTACCATCTTCCATAATAGCCCAAACTAACATGGTAGCTTCTTTGTCTTTACTATTAACGCTAGTAACTACACCATGAACTGTTGAAGGTGGGTCGGGGTCCTTATTTATTGACCAACTGACAGATTGACCTACACGAACAGATTGTGCTTTCATTTCATCATTACCCTTTTTAGATGAGAGTGGGTGTGATGAAGGTAACAAATCTTGGTCATAAGGCTTTCTCTTAAATCGTCCTGTTCTCAATGCATGAAGGAACCCGTTTACTCTGGCTACTCCCCACTGGTCAGCAGATGTAACATTACCTCTAACTGAACCAGGGCTTGTACGATAAGCACCTACACCTCTACGAAATACAGCAATCAAAGTTCTAAGATTTGCTCTGTGTTTCGGATTTTTAGAGTTGTGTTCTTCAACTTTATTAGTTAAAGTTTTTCTGATTCTATCGGAAACTGCCTTAGCAGCATTCTCGTCAGCCATTTTGCTAGCAAGCTCGTAAGCTTCTTTTCTTCTAGCTCTAACGACTTTCATTTGTTCAGATATAACTTTTTTCATAGCAGGAACACCCATGTTCAAAACACCACCCCACTTAATTGCGGCAACAACACCAGCTAATCTGTTATTGTTTTGATGTCTTCCCATAAAGCGTTCTCTTCTACGTACCCAGTTAAGTACTGATTCACTTCTATCACCAGATTGATATTTACTCCATCTGTTGAATGCATCATTACCTGTAAATGAGGTAGGAGGGTTACCACCATTTCCACCTCGTCTCCAGATTTCTGGGTAATTCTCTTTTAGGTTTTTCGCATAACCATAAGGAAACATTTTATATTTAGAATTAGAGATTCTTACAGCCATATCATCTCCAGGGCTTGGAAAATTAGTTCTGTCTTTTTTAGGTTTTTCGTTTTTATTATTCTCAGGTTCCATCTCGAAAACTTGCTCCATAACTACTTCGGCTTCTTCTGTTGAGACTTTCAACTCTTCAACTATACCATCTATAAATGACTTCTTAGTTCTTTCAAATGATTCGTGACTTTCACAAGGCATGTAGTAAGTCATACCTTCAACTTCATGAGCATGTGAACCTTCACAACCTAATTGTCTAGCTCTTTCTTCAGCAGCTTCTCTAGTTGTAAACATAAACATATTCCTAGAAGGTTTTGGAGCTACTGCTTGTCTTGTAGTCTCTGGTACGGCATCTACACTATCCATTTTTGCATCATATAATTCTCTTAAAAGTTTAGCTTCATAACTAGCTTCATCATCACTAGCAGCTTGAAGTTGTCCAGCTTCTGGATTGTTGTCTGAACCTTCTTCTTGTTGTTCTGTCATTGGTGCAGGTTCTGAACCGTCAGCAGGAACTTGTAACATATTTAATGGTCTTAAATAAACATTATGTTTTTCGTCGACATCAAGACCAACTACTTTTCTAGCTTCACCAATAGTTATCCAACCACCACCTACACCTTTGTTAACTCTTTCATACAATTTGTCCATATCTGTTTGTAATGCTCTAACATTATGTAAGTCGTAATCACACATAAGTTCATTACCGCCAAAGTCTGGTAACAATAACTGATGTGTTAATTCATTAGCAACTGTTTTCCATAACGGTACAAGTTTTTGCTCTGTAAAAAATTCTCTAAGTTCAGAAGTATTGTTATAAGTAGCTGAATCAAGACCAGCACCTAAACCAGCTAATATTGCAGGAACACCAAGAACAGCAGAAACTCTTTCTTCAGGTAATCTTCTTAATTCTTGTAACTTCATTTGGTCAGGTGAAAAAGAAACAACCTCTACTGACATTGAACCAGACAAAACCATTGGGGAGCCTCTATTAGCACCA